ATCAAAATACTTTCCATTTCGGTACATCGGTACATCAATTCTGGCTGTTTCTGGCATGGTCATTGCTTATTTTGCTTCATCTTTTGATGTTTTCGGCATAGACCGATACACCTCATTGCGTAGGCTTACCATGTCTTTTTTGGTTAAACCCTCCACCGACTCCTTAAATCTTCGTGGATTCAGCCCATGACTTTTGGCAGACTCACGCCACTCATCGTAATTGGCTGAAACGTCTATGCCTTCCATGCCATCGGTAGTTTTCTTGACTTCAATGGCCACCAAGCAGTTCAGGGCAATCAGTTGATTGCCTGGCAACACGGTACGCTTTTGCACACTGCTTACCAACCCGCTGATGTCCACACTGGTGAGGTATGCACCCTTGACTGGATTGCCGTGTTTGTCAAGGATTGGCAAATCAACTTGAGTGATCTGGAAATTCTTAATCGCAGGCATTTCTGCGTCCTTCATTTTCTTGCTCTCAAACTGGATGGTCTTGGAGCCTGAATCCAATTGGCATTTGTACTCAGCGTCCAGTGCGCCCTTTAATGCTGTCGATCCCCTGCTTCTTTCTTTGTCCATGGCGCCGCTGTGGTGAGCCACCAGAACGCAGCACTTGTAGTCTTGGCGCAAGTAGGTATCCAAATGTTGGATAAAGCTATTCATGTCTTGGGTGCTGTTTTCATCCCCGCCCATGTTCCGCGCTAATGTGTCGATGACAATCATGGCTGGTGTATGGCCACACTCTGTGGCCAAGGTTTTGATGGCCTCTGCCACCATGGCCGCTTCTGTGGCGTCATACAGTTGAGCTGCCCTGTGGCTTTTGAACAGTGGTGCGCCGACCAGGCTGATGCCGTTGCCCAGCTCCCACGCCTTGAACCGCCGAGCCAGTCCGTTGTGCCCTTCGCCGGCGATGTAGAACACTGCACCCTTTTGCACGCCATGCCCATGCCAGGGTGTGCCGGTTGCCACGCAGCAGGCAATGTCGATGCTGACAAAACTTTTACCCCCGCCTGGGTCACCGAACACCTGCGCCAAGCTGTCTGATTCGATGTAATCATCGACAATCCACTTGATCTCTGCCAGCTCCAGACTGTCGATGCGCGAGAATTCAAACGCCAGTTTTTCCCGTGCAGGCCCAGCTACGCGCTCGATCTGGTCCTTAACCGCATCAAGCCCCTGCAGGCAGTGCAAATCATTAAAGTCTGTTGGCTTGTTGTCCACCATGTCAGACTCTCCAAATGATGGATACACAATCTCACCAAACACCAACGCAGCTGCCGCACGGCCCTTGGTCACGCCAGGGTTGCCCTCCGTCCACTGGTCATTGTCTGCGCCAATAATGATCTTTGAGCCTGGGAACATCTCCTTGGCGCTCTTGGCCACCTTGGCCAAGTTGCCACAATCAAACGCCACCATGACGGTGTAGCCCGTTGCCTCATGGATTGAGGCGCAAGTGGCAAAACCCTCACCCACAAACACAATCTTGCGGTTACCCCGCAACTCATAGAACCCGCCATCAATCTTGCCACCCTTCAGGAAGCGTTTGTTCCCTTCAGCGTCAATCGTTTGGTAACTCAGGATCTCGCCGGTCTGGTTGATTACCGGCACCACCAATCTGCCTGCCCTGTCAATCTTGATCCCATGCGCGCCAACGTGCTTGCGAACAAGGTATGGATGGTCATCACTGGCATCAGCATACGTGCCAACCTCATCCTCTGCACGCTCAGCAGCCACTGCCTGACTGGCCAACCGTTCTGCATCCTTCTTGGCCTTGAGCTCAGTCACCCACTTATCATGCTCAAATCGCTCAGTAAAAGACATGGACCGCCCAATGTCAGCCACCCACTTGGCCTCAAACGTAGGCTCCTTCCAGCACCCAGCAATCCCCACAGGGATCTTGCCACTGGTGTGCAAGATATACCAGCCATCCAGCGCACCCTTCTTGCTTGATACATGTGGCACACGGTGGATCTCACCATCAGCGATCAAGTCTTTTATCAACAGGCCACTGGCCTCACAGTGAGATCTGAACGCAGCTTCAGGGTTGATCAGGTCTTGCGACTCTGTGGCCACAGCAAAGCCATTGGGGAAAATTGAAGTTAGGTTAGTCATTAAATTCTTTCACTGAGTATTTTCCATGCTGTTGCGGCACACAATGGGACTTGTCCGTTTCCAATGGCTTTAAGTCTGTCCACCCTAGAGGCCACCCCATCAGCCATTCCACCCATGTTGCGTTGAGTTGTGCGGGGGACATTGTTGGGTTCTCTCTGCCACCAGTCTCTGTCCATACCACACTCGGCAAATCTGATTTCCCTTGCCACCCCTTGCTCGGTCTTCTTGCTGCATAATCCGATTTCACTGGTGTTGGCCAATTCTCCATTCTTTTGGGCGTTAAACTGCCGCCAATCATTGCCTCCGCTTCTTCCAATGTTGTTGTTCCAATTTCCACCATTTTTCTCATTTGCAAGATCATTCCCTCTGATCTGGCTTGTGATGCCGTGGGTGTTGGCCACATCAGAACTAATCTGCCCAATCCTATCGCCCCATCGTTTCCCTTTTGGTTGATTTTCCGAGGCTTGCCATCTTTCGTTGGATAAAACTGATCGTTTTTCCCAATTACTGCACCTGAAGTTCCATCGCTGCTTGTCGGGGTGGGTACATAAAATCCAAATACGGTCTCTTTTGTGGGGTGCGCCAATGTCTGCTGCTCCCAACACTCCCCATTTCGCATCAAACCCCATTGAGGCCAAGTCTCCGAGAACGGTTCCAAGTCCCCTAGAAGTGAGCATTGGTGAGTTCTCCACAAAGACATATCGGGGTCGTACTTCGTGAATGATCCTCGCCATTTCTCGCCACATTCCGCTTCGCTCTCCATCAATTCCTGCGCCGTTGCCTGCTGCTGAGATGTCTTGGCAAGGAAATCCTCCCGATACAACGTCAACAAGTCCTCTCCACGGCTTTCCGTCAAAGGTTTGAACGTCATCCCAAATCGGGAAAGGCGGGAGAAGACCGTCATTTTGTCGGGCGCACAATACGCTTGCTGGGTAGGGTTCCCATTCAACGGCACAGACTGTGCGCCATCCAAGGAGATGTCCCCCAAGTATTCCTCCACCAGCGCCTGCGAATAAAGCCAGCTCATTCACGCTTGCTCCACCAGCTCTGGCCATATGGCGCCCCAACTGTCTTGGCACAGCATCTTGCGACTTAACCGCCCACCGGTTTCTTGCTCAACCCGTACAGCCTCAGTGGCCGACATCTCCCGCCTGCCGGTAAGGCACTGGTAAAGATACTGTTCATTGATGCCGACTTTTTCTGCCAGTAGTCGGCGCTCGTCTGGATGTATTTGTGTGTTCATAGAAGCAGAACTCTAGCACATTGATAGACTGTTTGGTGGTTAGGGAAAACACCTATGAAAATAAATCTAGCAAAACGCTTGAAAGCATCTAGCATGATGCTAGAATTCATCCATGCCAACGAAATTGTTCTTGGCATCACGCTGAAAAGCCAAAGGAAACTGAAATGAACTACATCACCAAAGAAATTATGGCACTTCTCAAAGTTGATGCCGAAACAGCAATTAAGGTGCAAAACGAAATGATTGCATCTGGTTTTGATTTCTCTGAATCAAGCCAAAAAACTTTTAATCGTGAAACAAAAATTTGTTTTGCTGTTATTAAGGAGTTGGCTAAATGAAACACCACAAACACTACCACTACCCCGAAATTAAAAACGCTAGGCTTAACGCACGCGCAGAGGCAGCTGTGGACTTTCTCTTGGCCTTGGCCATTGGCTCTGGCATGGCCGTCCTGTTGATTGCATGGTGGACTGCATGAACACCACCCCTGTCTGCCCCCCTGGCTTTATTGAATTCGCCTGCACAGTTGAGGGCGTTGACTTGGTGTGTCACCTTGAGTACATCCCAAGTGAGTACGGATCGCAAGATTCTATGGGCTTACTGTATGAGCCCGACATCGAACAAAGTATGGATCTGGTCAACGCTTACGTGGCCGGCACTGACATCGACATTGCCCACCTGCTTTTGCAGTACGTGGTGGAACACATAACAATCATTGCATTTGAGGACATGAAAAATGATCACTGAACTGACCGCCCTGCTTCGCAAGGCCAAACTGGATGAGGCCACCGCCAAGGCCGAGCGCCTGCGCTTGGAGTCACTGATTGAAGCCCAATTCACCAAGCCCGAAGGCGGCGAAGGCACGCACACTGACGAAGAAATCCGCATCAAGTGGTCGATCAACCGCAGTGTGGACACGCCAGCAGTGCAGGCCGGCTGGGAGCAGCTCACGCCTAACGCCAAGAAAGCATTCCGCTGGAAGGCTGACGTTGACCTAGCTCACCTACGTGCCATCAAAGATTTGGACTCGATTGCCTACGCCCAGGCTACGGTGTTCATCACCAGCAAACCCGCAAAACCTTCTATCGAAATTTTGAAAGACTGATATGTTTGATTTGAAATCCATCTCCAAGACCCGCCGTGTCCGTGCCCCCAAGGTTGTTGTTGTTGGCACCGGTAAGATCGGTAAGACCACCTTTGCAGCCATGGCGCCCAACGCCATTGGCATCTTGACTGAAGACGGTGCTGACGCTGTAGACGCCAACGCATTTCCATTGGCATCCAGCTTGACCGAAGTTTATGCTGCTATTGACACGCTGATCAATCAAGACCATGAGTTTCAGACGCTGTTTATTGATTCGCTAGACTGGCTTGAGCCACTGGTGCAAGACCATGTGTGCAAGGCCAACAATTGGAAGAACATTGAGCAGCCAGGCTTTGGTAAGGGCTACGTTGCAGCCGCTGAAGAATGGCGCAACCTGCTGTCCGGCCTTGAGGTGCTTCGTTCTACCAAGGGCATGGGCATCATCCTGATTGCCCACGACAAGATCAAACGCATTGAAGACCCCTTGACCGAAGGCTATGACAGCCATGTGCTTAAGCTGCATGACCGCGCTGCCGGTCTGGTGCAAGAATGGGCTGACGTTGTGGGTTATGCCGGCTACCGCATCTTTACGAACAAGACAGATGCTGGCTTTGGCAACAAAGAAACCAAGGCCACTACCACGGGCGAACGTATTTTGCATGTAGAACCCCATCCAGCCCATTGCGGTGGCAACCGCTTTGGCCTTACCAACATGCCGCTTGACTGGGCGGCATTCCAAGAAGCGCTGACTGTAGCGCAATCTTGATTCTCAGTCCGTAACTTTAAACTTTTGAAAGAAAACAATGGCTCAATTTAACTTTGACGCGTCAACCGTCACCCCGCAGGCCGCAACCGGCCCCGTCCCCGCTGGCACTTACTTGGCTCACATTACCGAGTCTGATGTGCAACCGCTGAAATCCGGCAACGGCACTGGCCTGAAGCTGACCTTTGAAATTATTGATGGCCAGTATAAAGGCCGCAAGATTTGGGAGAACCTCAACATTCAACACAGCAATGAAGACACCCAGCGCATTGCTCAATCGCAGCTGTCTGCGCTGTGCCATGCTGTGAACGTGATCAAGTTGCAAGACACTGCAGCCTTGCACCTTAAGCCTGTCAACTTAAAAGTTGTGGTGCGCGAGGCCCAAGGCCAATACCAAGCAAGCAACAACATCAAGGGCTATGAGTCTGCCGGCGGTGTGCGTCAGCAGCCTGCATTGTTTGCCGCGCAGGCCGAAGAAGCGCCAGCTGTTGCACCGGCATCCAAGACCCCAGCTTGGGCTAAGAAGTAAACCATGGCCGCAGTACCACAATCTGTTGTGGACCCTGTGGCTGACGCCATCTTTGCCCATTACAAGGCAAAGTTTGGCGCCGACCCACAGCGCCCCTATCTTGGCGCCAGTGCCATTGGCAAGCCTTGCTTGCGTCAGCACTGGTATTCATTCAGATGGTCCAAGCCGGCTGAGTTTTCTGGTCGCTTGTACCGTGTGTTTCAGTCTGGCCACTTGCAAGAGCCAAGGGTTTACGATGACCTGAGATCAATTGGTTGCACGTTGTACGACACCGATCCAGTGACTGGCCGGCAATGGACGTTTACCGAACCCACCAGTGGTGGCCATTTTCAAGGCAACGCTGACGGCATCGTGACCGGTTTGCCACAGGCGCCGAAGTCACCGCACATACTGGAGATAAAGACAGCATCAGGCAAGATGTTTGCAGAGATGCAAAAATCCGGCGTAAAGAAAGCCAAGCCCGAACACTACGCGCAGATGTTAATGTACATGAAGTGGAGCATTGACCAATATAAAGAGAACGGATGCCACAAGGCCATCTACATTGTTGTCAACAAAGACAACGATGACATTTACACCGAGCGCTTGGAGTTTGACAAGATTGAAGCGCAGGCCGTAATCGACAAAGCCTTGGCGGTGATCGCCGCCACCGAGCCGCCAGTCGGGATTAGCCAAGATCCAAGCTGGTACGAATGCAAGTTCTGCGACTACCACAGCATTTGCCATGGCACAGATGTGCCGGCGCCAAGCTGCCGGTCATGTGCCCATGTCACGCCAGAGATGGACGGCAAGGCACGCTGGACTTGTTCGTACCATGACAAAGATCTGCCAGTAATGAACCAACGCAAGGGTTGCGATTCACACCGGTACATTCCCATTTTGTTGGCCAAGTTTGCCCAGCCGGTGGACATGGCCGGCGATGCGGTGGTGTACCAGATGGAAGACAAACAGTTTGTCAACGGCACACCCGCGGTTAACCAGGCTTGGATCAGCAGCCAAGAAATCCACGCCTGCAAGGACAAGAGTGCATTGATTGATGATCTTGCGCTGCAGCTGCGCTCAGAACATAACGGAAGGTTTGTATGATAACGCCGCCCATCCAAGACATTACTTTGCGTGATTACTTTGCAGCTTATGCCATGCAAGCAATCATTAACCGGTCAGACGCAAGATTTACAACAACATTGGAGTTTGTATCCGGCAAAGCGTATCAATATGCTGACGCCATGATCAAGGAGCGCAACCGTGATCCTTCGTGACTACCAATCACGCTCGGTAGCCGACCTGTTTGCTTGGTGGACCAAGCACCAAGACAACGCCGACATTCCGTTGCTGGTGTTACCCACCGGCTCGGGCAAGTCGGTGATTTGCGCCGAGATCGTGCGTCAGATGTGGGAGCAGTGGCCAGAGTACCGGCCACGCACCGTAGTGCTGGTGCCCAGCAAAGAATTGGCCGAGCAGAACGCTGGCAAGCTGCAGGCACTGTTGCCGGACAACATACACGTTGGCTATGTCAGCGCTAGTCTGGGCAAGAAGCAGCACCATGCCGATGTGATTGTGGCCACCATTGGCAGCATCCACAAAAGCGCTCACTTGCTAGGTGACATCAAGGTGGTGATCATTGATGAGGCTCACCTGGTGAGCCCCAAGGCATCTGACGCCGGCATGTACCGCACGTTTTTGGCTAAGCTGGGCGAGATCTGCCAATTCAGGACCGTGGGCATGACGGCCACACCGTTCAGGGGCAATCAAGTTTGGCTGACCGATGGCGATGAGCCGTTGTTTACTGGCATTGCGTCCAACGTCACTATGCGTGAGCTATTGGACCAAGACTTTTTGGCGCCATTGGTTCCACCCGCGGTCAAGATGACGACCCGCATTGATGCCAGCCAAGTTGGCATATCCAATGGCGACTACAAAGTCGGTGAGCTGTCTGTTGTGGTGGACACGTACTTGTTGCAAGTTGCTAGGGAAGCCGTCTATATGGCCTCACAACGCACCAAATGGATTGCCTTTACACCAAGTGTCGCCAACGCCGAAAGCCTTGCGGATAAGCTATGTGAGCTTGGTATTGGCAGCGTTGTGGTGTGCGGTGAGACACCGGCGCCGGAGCGTGCAGATTTGATACGCCAATTTAAAGCCGGCCAGATCCATTGTTTGGTTACCGTGCTGGCGCTGTCTGTTGGTTTTGATGTGCCGGATGTGGACTGCATCATCTGGTGCCGGCCCACCAAGTCGCCAGTGTTGTACGTGCAAGGCATGGGCCGAGGCACACGGATTGCAGACGGCAAGACTGATTGTCTGGTGTTGGACTTCACCGACACGGTGGAGCGCCTTGGACCGGTGGACATTATCAAAGGCCGAGCCAAGGTCAAGCGCAGTGGTGATCAAGAAGGACCGTACAGCATTTGCCCAGAATGCGGTGAACGCAACGCACCAGCTGCGCTTGTGTGCGCGCATTGTGGCGCCATTATCAGGGAAGAAATAGCCGAGCCCATGGACGCCAAGGTGTCTTATGCCGCACTGCTGTCAGCACAACGTGCAGAGATCACAACTTGGCACGATGTCACAAGGGTTGACTACAAGCTGCACCGCAAGCCTGGCAAGCCTGACAGCATGAGGGTTGACTACTACAGTGGATTATTGCGTTGCGCTAGTGAATGGGTATGCATTGAACACACCGGTTATGCAAGACAAAAAGCAGTCAATTGGTTAAATGAAAGAGAAGCCAATCAACGCGCCCATAAGTGGTGGATTGATCATTCCAATGATTTAGTGGTCCATGCTGTGGACACATTAAATAGTTGGTCCATGGATGTAGGTGGCGTGCTTGATTTTATTAATCATCATGGATTAAAAGAACCAACCCGCATTGCAACCAAACAAAACGGAAAATTTACAGAGGTCAAAGAATATGAATTTAGCAGAACTGAACGCCATCAAGATGCATTTGAACAAGCAACTGAAAGAGCTTGAGGACATCCAGATCACATGCCTGCGTTGTGAGCATTTGCAAGCCGGTCGCCGGTGTCAAAAATTTGACGCCAAGCCGCCAGACGAATGGTTGCATGGTCCTGTGGACTGTGAGCATTGGGCGTGGGATGCCATCCCATTTTGAAAGACGTAGATGAGCAACTTTCAAATTTGGGAGCAACAGAATTTGGCTCGATTTGCACAAGAGTCAAATAAAAAGTTGTTAGAACAACAAAAAGAAATTGATCAATTGCGCGATGATTTGCGTGTGGCCATTGACGCATACCGAAAATTTATAAAGGAACACCATGAAAATTAAAGACTATTTTCAAGACATATTTGGTGAGTTTGAAATGGAGCCTAGTGACTTTGCCGAAATTGTATTCCGTGCTGGTTGGAACAGCGCCATGGATGAAGCATCTAAAAGGGTTGGTGATTTGCCATTTGGCAAAGACACCCAAGACAGTTTTAAAATTTGGATCAAGGAGATAAAAGAATGACTGGATGGCGTAAACGACAAGTGCTGGAGCTGGCGCTAAAGGCGTTGGAAACGGCGGAGATTGATGGAAATTGCGAATATGGGGCAACGGAAATTATCCGCAAAGCCTTGACACAGCCAGAGCGCACATGGGTAGGGCTGACGAATGAGGACATTGCCTTGATTGATTGGGAATCTTTGGTAACTAAAAAAGATTGCGTCCAAGCCATTGAAGCCAAACTCAAGGAGAAGAATTTTGATAAAAAGTAGGCACCACGCAATTCGTGAACTGTTGCTGGCGTCTGAAGATGGTCTAACTGTTAATCAGCTTGCCGAACATTTTGGAGCAACCACCAAAACCATTTGCAAGACGCTAAAGACCGTTTGCGGTGTGTACATTGACCGTTGGACAGGGCCAAGCCGAGGTCAGTATGCAGCGGTGTATATGTGCGTGGAAACGCCTGAGAACGCCCCGCATCCTTAGACGTAGAGTCGTGTGCCAGCCTTGTCAATAATCAGCTTGCTTTTACGTGGCGCGGCACCGGCTATGTTGGGTATGCTGATGTGGGTCCAACGGTCAAACTCACGGATTACTTGGTCATAACCCAAGTCACTGGCGATGATGGCCTTAACAACCTGATCTGGCGTCATAGCGGGTACACGAATATCAGCAGCGCAGCCGATGCGATGCTGAGAAGTGTCTTTGCTGCCCACAGCATCATTGACTTGTTTTGATCGGAAAGCTGAATTGACCATGATGGGCTTTCCTCCAAGTATTGTTTTGACTTGTTCAAGAAATTCTGCAAGACGTTGGAGGTTTGCAAGTTCTGTTTCATTGGGGATGTTGTCAAATTCACGATGGTCTGTGTGCGTTAATTCTTCAAGGGTGAAGTGTTCAGTCATTTTGTGGGCGTAGATTGGTGGAGAAGATCGTCTTTGGCCTGTGAGCCTGCACTGCTACCAAAGTAAAAGGCAATTATTCCTGTCCACGCAGTGCCAAGCGACCCCAGCATCAACATCAGGGCGTCAGACGCCTTAAAGGTTTCAGTCATCATGCCAATCAGAATGCCAAAGAACCCGATGGTGACCGACACAGCCAGAACAGCAGGGATGTACGAACGGGTTTCGGCCTGCATTTCACGCGCAGACTTGCGGTCTTCTACGTTGAGTTTGGCAAAGTCCAGACCCATCTCTTGGGCACGCGCCGCCATAGCCACTTCAGCCTGCTTCAAAAGCATGATCTGATCTGCGCTCAGTTTGCCTTCGCTGATCGTGGACTGGACGTCCTTTGGGTCTATGCCAATAGCTTTGCTTACCGCCTCGATAGCAAGCCCCGCTAGAGGACCACCAAGGGCTGTTGCAATGGTGGGTGCGATAGTCTTAAGCCAATCCATATCATTTTCCTTTCTGGCGCTCTTCGAGCAGAGTTACTTTAACAAACAGGCTGTTTATTTCTTTGTAAATTTCTTCTTTCAGTTTGTGCCGAGCTTCAGCCGACAGTGGGCTGTCTGTGGGTACGCCTTGGCTTGTAATCAGCGCAGGCATGGAACCTTCAATCTTGGTTAGACGGGTATTGAAAGAGGACACTTCGCCAAGGAGCCACGCAAGTGATGCCACCACAATGGGGATCACCGCCTTCATCACATCCGTCCAATTCATACTAATTCCTCAGTTTGTACATAATAAATGCAAACGTACCCCAGCCAACAAACCCTGCCGCAAGAATAGAAGCAAACCCGATCAGCAGAATGTTTATTGTTTCTGCCAGATTCTCTCGCTTTAACTTGGCTTTGGCTTCTGCTTCACGTTCCTCACGCTTACGATTGGCCACAATCATGTTGTACTGCGCTTGGATCGCCTCCCAAACATCGCCCTGACCAGAGTAGATCAGTTGCTCTCTCAATTGTTTCTCTGCGTCCCGCAGCGCCTTGGCCTGCATCACTGCGTTGACCGCCTGACCCATATCAGACTGCGGTTTTTTCTTTTCGTGTACCGCAGCCTTGGCTACGGTGTCTCTATGTTCAAAGAACTTAATCAGATCGCCACTGCACTCTTGCAGGTCTTTGCCAAGTTTAATGGCTTCTTTAACCCCCGCAATCGTGCTCTTTGCTATTGCAAACGCCGCACCGATAGTGATCGGGTCAATCATTTGTCCTGTTTCGTGTCTAACTTATCAAATATTTTGCCAAGCATTTCTTTGATCTCATCAATGTCACGGCGGTAATCGTCCTTGGCAATGTAGGTGTGGGGCATCTGACGCACATCGACATCAAGGCGTTCAATGGCCTTGGTGATATTGTTTAGAACCCACCCACCAAAGAACGCAGCCAAACCCAAAGCAACATTAAAGAACGTCTGGCTGTCCATCTTTTTTATCCTGGAGTTGTTGGTTAATGGACTGTATTACTGGCGCAACCACGCCATACGGCGCAAGCATGAGCGCGTTGTTAATGACGGCCAGTTCTTGAGGGGTTAGGGTCAAAGTGATCATACTGAGTAATAAGGCACTTTAACGTCAACACCTGCAATATTGACTTTAATGTAACCCGCCACTTGTGCTGGCGGCGCACCGTTGGTTCCTGCGGTTGCGCTGGTAAAAGTGTATGCGTTGGTCCATGAAATGGTGCTGCCCAAAACCACATTACCCGAATCGCTAAACAACACTTTGTCTACGCCGTTGTAAGAATAGACTAAGCCAGGCACAGCGCCATTATCGTGGCGAAGTCTTGCTAAAGACGCAACATCAAATGCAATGTTTGCGCCTTCTTTAATTCGGATTGCAGAGGTGCTGGTTGTTGCAGTACCCAAATCTATACCAACCGTATACGTGCCGGACATCTGAATACCCCAAGTACCCGAAGATGAAACTTGGATGCCTACTGTCATGTTGCCCTGCAACGTCACGCCGTTGGTGACTTGGCCTTGAGTTAGATCGCTGTTGGTTGGTCCAATTCGCAGGCCGTATGATGTGGTGTTGATTGTGCCAGCGGCCACACCTTTGCCAACAGAAACGTCAATACCGACACGCTGATTGGCGGTATCTGTGTTGTTGGCAAATATGCCAACTTCTAAACCAATTAAACCAGCCGTTGGGTTAGCCACTTGGGTAAAGTCACGCGCTTCGGAAACAATGCCCCATGTCGGGCCAGTTGAGCGTTTATTGCCTTGACCATACAAAGCCACGTTTTCGCCAGCGGCTGAATAGTTGTCCATGACGGACACGTTGGTCCATTCAAACGATGTCTCGGTTGCGCCAGTTACAGTGCGTGCCCATACTGTTGGGTTAACGTAGCCTGAAGTTCCACCGGCTACAGCAGATGTATCACGGAACGCATTGACCGAAGCCTTGGTGTTTCCGTCTGTACTCGTTGTGGTGGGCGACACACCGTCTAGCAGTTGCAAGCGGCTGTTGACTGTCTCGGCCACGTTGGTATCTGTTGGCGTGTAACCGATCAACGTAGCGCCGTTTGATGCGGCTAACAGCGCCAGCGTAGGACCGTTTGCACCGTTGACGTTATCAGCGGTCCAGATCAGCGTGTCGTTGGCGTCTTTAAGTTCCATGTAGTAGCGACTCGCGCCGCACCAGACAGCAGCCTCACCGCGACTGTTGAAAATCACAGGGTTGGTGTTGG